ATACATAATATATAAGGTCAAATAGTATTTATAAATGCCTCAACCACTAGGTATTAAGCAGATAAAAAGTAAACTGTTGAGTCCTGCTCTCACTTCTTTATACTATGTGCAAGTTAATTTACCGAGCAGTGGTCCATTAACTCCTGGTTACATGAAGAGTAACGGAGTTCTGCTGGATCAAGAAAGACTCAACTTGATGTGCTGTGAGGCAACTTTACCAGGATCACAACTTGCAACACTTGAGTTGAATAACGATCGCACTGGTGTAACAGAAAAACACGCACATAGAAAAATCTTTGATGATAGAATTGATTTAACTTTCTATGTTGATGCAGAGAACTATATGCCAATCAGGTTCTTTGAGACTTGGATTAACTTTATATCACAACAAAGTACAGTTGCTGCTGAAGGTCGTCCAAAAGCAACTGATAAAGACTACTTCTATTCCTTTGAGTATCCTGATGATTATATGTCAGACAATGGAATGAAGATCGTTAAGTTTGAGAAGAGTAGTCTTGGTAATGCTGGTATTGGTGGATTCTTTGGAGCAAAACCATCAAAGGGTGGTCAACTAACATATACTTTCATTAGAACATTTCCAATAAGCATATCATCGATGCCCGTATCATATGATCAGTCATCTCTTCTGAAATGCACTGTATCAATGTCATATATTAGATATGTTGTTGATGGATCTAATCCTCCGATTACTGCATCATCTTCTTCAGCATCAAGACCAGTATCAGGTCCTCCAGACTATCCTGGTAATTTGACATCACCAGATTTTATTGATACTGCTAATCTAAAACTGGGAACAAATTACTTCAACGATGCCAATGTGAATTTTGATTTTGATCCAAATGCACAAGCACTCTTTAATACTTCGCAAGCATTTAATTCTGGACTTCCTGCTGCTGGTGCAGGGACTGCAGCGTTTGTTCCTCAAGGACGCTAATAAATAACATTACTGAACTTTTTGGGTTATTATGCCTTTACCAAAGATTGCTACGCCAACTTATGAACTTGAGTTGCCATCAACAGGAGAAACAATTCAATATAGACCTTTCCTTGTAAAGGAAGAGAAGGTTCTTGTGATTGCTTTAGAGAGTCAAGATACAAAGCAAATCACAAATTCAATTAAGACAGTTATCAAAAACTGTATCCTTACTAAAGGAATCAAAGTAGAGAGTCTTCCTACGTTTGATATTGAGTATCTGTTCCTCAACATTCGTGGTAAGTCTGTCGGTGAAGAAATTGATGTCAATATTATTTGCCCAGATGATGAAGAAACTCAAGTCTCTGTTACAATAAATCTTGATGACATTCAAGTTATCAAGAGTGATGAGCACGAAAAAAGAATCAAACTTGATAAGTCAATTATGATGGAGATGAGATATCCATCATTGGATCAGTTCATTAAGAACAACTTTGAGTTTGATGATAAGACTTCAATGGACCAATCCTTTGAGTTGATTTCATCATGTATTGATAAGATCTATACTGAAGATGAGGTTTGGGTTGCTGCTGATTGTACAAAGAAAGAGATCAATGAATTCCTTGAGTCAATGAACTCTTCACAATTCAAGGGTATTGAGAAGTTCTTTGAGACAATGCCAAAACTTTCTCATACGGTGAAAGTTAAGAACCCAAATACAAAAGTTGAAAGCGAAGTAGTGCTTGAGGGCTTAGCATCTTTTTTCGCGTAGCGATGATCCACATGGATCTTATGAGTTATTTTCGCCTCAACTTTTCCTTGATGCAGTACCATAAATACTCTTTGACTGAGATTGAAAATATGATGCCTTGGGAACGAGACATCTATGTTGGATTATTGCAACAGCACCTTGAGGAAGAAGAACTAAAGCAGAAGCAAAGTAATGCCTTCACCTAAAGCACTCTCACCAGCAAAGTTTTTTGGAGAGGAAAAGTATCAACAATATATTGATGAACTCACTGCCAGTGGGACTATTGGTGGTGAGACGCTTACCCCTGATGAGAGAAAGGAAGGGTTTAAGAAGAGAGGAGATAAGATAGACTTTGAGAAGTTTGTCAATAAGGTGCTGGAAAGAAAGCAAGCAGCAACTGTAACTGGTGGTGGCGGTAAGGCATTACCTGGAGGTGGTGGAGCAATTGTAAGAGCACCTGGCGGTGCCATGCAGAAGTTCATACAGTCTCCTGTCGGTGATAGCGCAGAGAATATCCTTGAAGATATTAATAGTAAACTTGATGATCTTCTGAATACGATTCGTAGCGAGCAAAAGATAGAAGAGAAGTCAGTAGAGAAGGAAAGACAATCTTCGGAAAGAGAAAAGAGAACAGCAGCAGAAAATAAATTAGAGAAAAGATTTGGCGGTCTAAAGAAAGCAGCAGAGAAAATTATTGCTCCTGTCAAAGGGATATTAGATCAAATCCTTGACTTCTTTGTGAAGATATTATTCGGAAGAGCACTCTATAAAATTGTTGAGTGGTTTGGCAATAAAGAAAATCAAGGAAAGATACAAACAATCATTCGTTTCATCGGTGATTTTTGGCCCGCTCTGACTGCCGCTGTACTTTTATTTGGAACAAGTTTTGGTGGGTTGGTTAGAGGACTATTGGGGACTGTTGGTAAATTAACGATTGGACTTTTAAGAGTCATTCCCAAATTTGCAAAGTTCTTTATGACTCCTTTGGGTGCTATTCTTGGTCTTGGTGCTGGTGCAGCTGCAGCAACATTCGGTGCTGAAATGTTCAGACAAAAAGAAGAAGAGAAGCAGGTAAACCGAGAGGCAGATGTCAGGGGGGTTGATCCTTCACAAGTAAAAGGAGAATTAGATCAATCGAAGAAAGGTATTGGATCTTTATTTGGTGATGCATTTAGTTCTATTGGTCCGATGGGTTACAATAAAGGTGGAAAAGTTCCTGGTGGCGGACCAAATAGAGATAGTGTTCCTGCCATGCTCACGCCTGGTGAGTTTGTGATGAGCAGAGGTGCGGTTCAGAGATATGGTACAGATACTCTTGCATCAATGAATGCTGTTGGTGGTGGAACAAACATCCCCACAATGTCTAGGGGAATTACCAAGGCTCAAGGTGGTGGAATGATAGCAGAGAAAGAAAATTATTCCCCCAACAAGAGTAAACTCAATAAGAGAGCAAATACAATTAAAAATCTCACCAAAACAGGTGCAACAGTTAAGATGCCATCACTACCAAAGATGATGACAGAGACTGTTGATAATTTTATTCTTGCTCCGATTGCAACGATTGTGAATAATCTAACGGGAGCATCTGGTACTCCCAATGAATTTAATTTGAGTGCATCAAAAATTATGGGTGGTGATAGTGAAATGAATATCTACCATGAGGACAACCGAAAGTATTCTATTGGTTCTGGTCAAGGATCAAGGAGAAGAATGAGTGTTGCTAGCAATCAGGTTCAGAGAACACCAATCAGTCCACCAACCAGAAGAAAACCACAAGTTGCATTCCTCCCAGTACCAGGATCTGGTGGAGGTGCTGGAGCAGCAGCAGAACCTTCTCGCGGTGCATCCATACCTAGTTTCAGTGCCTCTACTCCAGGATCTGGTCCAAAGCGTCAGACATTGGGGGTAGGCTGATATGGCAAAACTCTTACCTCCCTCCAGTTCAGGTGGAGCAATTGCAAAAATTTCTCAACCACCTGCTCCTGGTGCGTTCTCATCTCCACTTTCTGATGGTCTCTTAAAGGTAAAGACTAAAGTCATAGATGTTGATAAAGTATTTAAGAGTAGACTTGCTGATAAGAAGAAGGCAGAGAAATTAAAATTAAAACAAGGGGAAAAGGAAAGGAGAGCAGAGAAAGAAGAAAAGTTAGAGACAAAACCAAACGCAGAGAAGAAAGAAAAGAAGTCTAAAAAAATTCCAGGAATGAGTTTCCTGGATAAGATTAAAAACTTTATTGGTAGTATTCTTCTTGGATATTTTGCATATCGTTTAGTTGATCATGCTCCAAAGTTATTGATATTTGCCAAAGCAGCAGGAGCAGCAGGTGA